ATCTTGGATTAGATGATGACGAGATAAAAGCATTAATAGGAGTATAGATGAGTTCAATAGTTAAAGTAGATACCATCCAAGAAAACACTTCCGCTAACGGAATTACAGTTGATGGTCTAAATATTAAAGACAGTAAGTTAGTAACTGCAAATTCTGTAGTGGCTAGTAACATCACAGCAGATGCCATTAATGCTACAAAAATTGCAGATTCTTCTATAGAAAATGAACACCTAAATGTATTAGCTATTACTGGACACACAGCAGAAACTTCTATTGCAGATGGAGATACTATTTTAATCCATGATGCAAGTGCTTCAGCATTAAGAAAAATGACTAAAGCGAATTTTGTATCTGGTATTGGTGGAACTAACACTCCATCTTTTTTAGCAAGAGCAAACACCAATCAAACTATAAATGATGCTACATCAACTCAAATAGTTTTTGGAACAGAATACTACGATACAGCTAATGGTTTTGCCTCAAATACTTATACAATTCCTAGTGGACAAGCTGGTAAATATCATCTTTATTTTTATATAGATGCTTATGATGCTGGTGATTCATTAGTAAGATTAATTGGTTCGTTATATAAAAATGGTTCAACTGCAATGGAATCAACATCATTCTTTAGCGAGGTTAATAACAGAGTTTTTTCAAGTGGAAGTATAGTTTTAGATTTATCTGCTGGAGATACACTTAAAATTCATGGTTATTTAGATACAGCAGACGGTTCAACTTCTGCTGCTGTTGGAGATAGTTCAGAAGCACACACTTATTTTGGTGGATACAAATTAATAGAATAGGAAATAAATTATGGCACAATTAAGTAAAAAAATAAAATTATACGCAGCAGCAAATGGTGTAGCAAACATTGATTTTAGATCAGATGTTATGTTGCAAGATGATGGAGATGGAGTTGTATATATCAAAGAATGGAATTTAGATATTGCAGAGCCTACTGTTGAACAAATAGCATCATACGAAACAGCTGGTAATGCTGCTGAAGCAAACAATGTTATAGATGCAACTAGACGAACTGAATACTTATCTTTAGATAAGCAAATGGAAATGATCTACAAGGATCAAAAGAATGGTACTACAACCTTTAAAGATCATTGCGATAAAGTAAGATCTGATAATCCAAAATAAAATTAAGGGTTATATGAATGACAAAAAAGAATAACCAACACTCTAATATTCAAGATCACAATGGAATAAGAATATCTTATCACGAAAAGGTTTGCGCTGAACGAATGAAAACTTTGTTCAAAGCAATCGATGAAATGGGTAAAGATATCAAATCATTAAAATCAGATATGAATAAAGGAAAAGGTGGTGCTGCAATACTATTACTAATAGGCGGTATCATTGGCTCAATCATCCACTACTTTACGGAATAGAACAACTAACGCTAAAGGTTTATCAAACGAACTGTTAGCTGCTGCACAATTTGCAAAGGATCCAAACTTAATAGTCTTTACCCCCATAGGCGGGGGGCCAGTAGATATATTAGTTCTCAACATTAAGACGGGAGAGTACACGGCTTATGATGTCAAAACACAAAACTACAGAAAGAATGGTTACAAAATCGCTAGAGCTAGAACTGGCGAACAAAAGAGATTAGGTGTCAAAATTATTAATTTTGATCCAGAAAATAAATGAAACATGGAAGAAGTTAAACAACGAATTAAGGAACACGAAGGGTATAGGGATACTGTGTACTCCGATAGCCTGGGTTTCGCTACAGTTGGTTATGGCCATCTGGTTCTACCTACCGATCACTTTGTTGAGGGTATTGAATATTCTAAAGATGAGCTTGAAGCTGTGTTCGATAATGATTTTGAAATTGCTCTTACATCTGCAAACGAATTACTGGAAGAAATAGAAGTACCCGAAATAGTTAAAGGTATCATTTGTGAAATGTCTTTCCAACTTGGAAAACCTCGTGTGATGAAATTTAAAAAGATGTGGGAAGGTATTGAAGAAGCTGATTATAATAAAGCAGCAGATGAAATGATTGATAGTGCTTGGCATAGTCAAACAACATCAAGGTGTGAAAGCCTGGCGGAGCTGATGAGGAGCTGCGCATGATAGGTTTATTAAGTTTATTAAAAAATCCATTAACTAAAATGGTTTTAAATAAAGCAACAGATCACTTTAAACACAAAGCAGAGAAGGTAAAAGTTATTAGAGCTGCTGAAATAGAAGCGGCCAAAGATACAGATGTTGCTCGTATCAAAAGCCAGGATCAATCTTATAAAGACGAGATATTAATGGTGTGGCTAATTTCTATGCTCACAACGGGATGGTTCCCAAGTACAAGAGAAAACTTTAGAGAGTGGGTAGCAATCATAAATGATTTACCAGATAGCGTTTGGTATTTAGTTATCATTGTATTCACGGCTAGCTTTGGAAGTAAGGTTACAAAATCCGTACTTGATAGAAAGAAAAAATGATTGATCCTAAAGAGGATGAGTTATCACACTTTGCAGATTGGTACTTAAACTCTGGAGAAGTTAATAAATTTTATACACCATTTAAAAATCCACTATTATTTATAGAAGGTGTAAGTGGTATAGTTTTATATAGATCTAAACCATACCAGGTTGAGCTTTTTATATGTCAACCTAATTTAGTTATACCAGAACATACTCATCCAGATGTAGATAGTTACGAGTGCTTTTTATATGGTATGAAGTTTACGCATTCTGGAGAAACAGTAATGACAGAAGAACAAGCATTAGAGGAACAAGATGGTTATCCAATTAATGCTTATCAAACAATAAGAGTTAAACCAAACGACTTACATGGTGGCACGGCTTCTAAAAATGGTGGTGCATTCATATCAATTCAACATTGGATAAACGATGTAGAGCCAACTCATGTTAGTTCTAATTGGGATGGTAATTCAATGGGTAAACAACATACAGAACAAGCAAAATTAAATGGCTAAACAAAACTTTTCATTATTTACACCTAGAGATAAACCACCCAAACGTGGGATCCACAAAAAATCTCAAAACAAAAGTGAGCAAAGGCAGAAAAAACAAACAAGATATAAAGGCGGTGGCAGATGATAAAAAGATTTATTAAATGGATATTTGCTCCACGTTGTAAATGTAAAAGCAAATGAGAGATCACAAAGTATTAGAACAATTTATTAAACACACAGAAAAGAAATTAAAAGAAATGGATTTGTTTAAGTTCTTAAAAAAGGAAGTTCAGACGGGAGCTAACGGCACTCAAAACTACATCATTAAAAAAGGTATTAATAAAGGTAAGAAAGCAGAAACATGAAGTGGATTAAAGGAGCAACATATACATTTTTAGGCATTCTTTGGCTTGCTTTAATATTTAGTACAGCTGTAATGGCTGATACTATTAATCAAGATAACGTCAATGGATCTAACTCCCAAATTGATAACATGACTAGCACAACTACTTTTCAAACTGGATCATCATCCAACACAACAAGCAATTCTACCAATACATCTAACATGAAATCAGCTCCCTATAGTGCTAATGCTCCATCTTTAAATTCTATGAACACTTGTGGTATGGCTATTTCTGGTTCTGTTCAAACATTTGGAGTGGGTGTTGCAACTGGAAAACATTATATTGATCCCGTCTGCCAAAAAATTAATTTATCCAAAGCATTATATGGTATGGGAATGAAAGTAGCTTCAATCAGTTTACTTTGCCAAATACCAGATGTCTTTCAAGCTATGTCTGCATACGCAGCGAATACTCCGTGTCCGATTTCGGGTCAAATTGGGAAAAATGCTACAGCATTATTGTTTAATAAATACAATGGCAAGATGCCTACTTACGAACAGTATCTCAAACATGAATTAAAAATAATTAAAGAAACAAAGTTAGTCAAAAAAAAATCTTATAAGAAATCTACAATAATTCACAATGACGAGAAAAACTAACACAGCTTTAATTGCTTTGCTTGGTACATTGCTTATGGGGTTAGCTACCTGGGTAGTTATCACACTTGTTGAAATTCAAGTAATCGTTATGATGCTGCAACAAGAGTTAATGGATCTTGATAAAGTTATTGGCAGAATTTATCATCACATGGATAGGCTAGCAAAGTGAAAGCTATAATTATACTTATGGCTATTTTGTGGGGTATTCTTTGTTGGTATTCTCCAGCTAAATTAGTAGCTGAAGAAATAACTACATCAAATATAATTAATCAAACTTTTACAACCAACAATAATTGGGAGGGTCAAATCTCAAACAATCACGGCACGGGTATTATTGCGGGTGTTGATGAAGGATACATTCAAAATATTACTCCATTAAGTTTAGGTACAAATGTTGGTTTAACTGAAGCTCAAATACAAAATGGCTTTAGTGCCACTCAATCTGCTAAAGTTTGGTTCTGGAATAGTAACGATCAAAATGTAGTGATGAAACAAATTGTTACTGATACTGCTGGTAATGTTACCACCCAAACTAAAACAGTTACGGGTTCTTGCGCTACCTATAATGGCTGTGCATTCCAAAGCACGGGTAACAATATCTATTCTGTTGGTTTAAATGCTAACACAGATTACACAATTAAAAATAGATTTGAGTTTAACTCTACAGCTGCGGGTAATGCCTCTGTTAGTGGATCTCATAGAGCAGCTGATCTTAAAGAACCTTCATTATTAATTACTTATGACAATCAACCCGTTGCTATTGATATTCAAAATGACATTGTTGAAGATGCACAGAATATAATTGAAGATTTACCTACGTTTGAAATGCCTAAGTTTGATGAGGTAGTTTTTGAAGAATTAAAATTTGACGAACCTATTATAGAAGTTAGAGAAGAAATTAA